AAACGTATCTTGTGCGCTTAAGCGTGGAACCGGCACCGAACCGATAGCAAAGGCGTTTTTATGATAAAACATATTTGGTTGGGTAATCGCGTCATCCGTATTAAGGAATGTAACCACATCACCAGCCGTTAAGCCTGTATCAATTGTGTCGTATTGCTCGGTTGACTCTTTGATAGCAGGGCCAGCAACAATGACAGTAACAGCGTTACCAGAGATTGCAGCGTCAGCAGTAACAACCGCACGCCATTTAACACCAGCACCACCGTTAAGGATGATTTGACGAGTTGATTGATTCAAGTAGAAACGACCAGTTACTTCGATAATCTCACCAGCTTTAACGGTACCCGTAGAGGCTAAACCGTTAATAGTGATAGATTGTGTCATCGTATCTTTAGCGGTTACATAAGCTGGGTCAGGTGTGCCAACAATAGCACCAACGCGATCAGTATTTGCACCGGCAGTAAATGAAGCTAATGAGTCGCTTGTCATTACACGTAAACCAGCAAACTTACTATTAATGACAGCATCTTTAAACGCTGGATTAACTAAACCGTCAGCAGTACCGATGGAACGCTGGACTTCTGCAAGTGCTACCTGATTGAATGGATTAACCAAGTAAGTAATATCACCAGCAGGAAAGCTCATTGCTTTAGTTAATGCGCCAGCCTGTGCAATATCACCCCAAGAATCAGCCTCAGTGCCAGGAGTACCAACGGACAAGTTACAGTTTTTAAGTGCAAATTGACCGAATGAAGTTTCAAGAGTTGCTACTAATTCATCAATCATCGGATTAACTACTAATTCATCCAATTGATTAAGCTCGATAGCTTCTTCTAAGTTTGTCCAATCAGTTTCAACGGTAATATAATCTTGAACCGTACCTGCTGCTTTACCAGCAATGATACTATTTGCTGTTGAGCCTAATGCTACTAAATCACCATCAGGTGAACGAGTTGATTTAAAGCGACCGGGGCGTTTAATAAATACCGTATCACCAGTGTTTGAGTTAATTGCGCCACTTAAAAACTGAGTGTTAACAGTTTTAGAAATGGTACGTGTTGATTCAAAACGCTCTAAGATTTTCTTAGATAGCGTTGCTTGAGTGTTACTACTTAGATTGTTTGGCATGAGTGATTCCTATTAATTATGTCCAATTCGCACCTACTTCAATCTCAGAGCCTCCAATATGTTTATACTGTTTAGCTTCAAAGTCTGACGTTACACCTTGTAGATTATCTACTGGTGCTGGTGCGTTACTTTTTTTCGGTTTTAATGCGCTCGCTGCTTCTCTAATCGCTGAGAGTCTTTCACCCGCTAATATCGGATTCATGCTATTTAGTTCGTGAGCTTCTTGAGGATTTGCCGCTAAATGTTTAGCAATAAAATACCCGTCTTTATCAGCCATGATTGCATCACCTAAGTCATTTGATAGATTAACTTGACGAAGCGTATTGATAACACCTGTTATCTCTTCGTTAGTTGCCCCTGAACTTTGAGCTTTGCCTAAAAAACCATTTTGTAACTCTGTTTGTTTAGCTTGTGCCGCTTGCACTGCTTGTTGTTGATTGTTGTGCTCTTGCTGCAAATAAGCGTTGTTTTGTGCTTGGTAATTAGCGTTAGCAATAATTGCATCATCACGCTGCTTAACCTTTACATCAAAATCATCATCAAAAGCATCGGGCATCGCTGGAATTTCTCCAACTGTTGCCGCCATGCGTTCACGTTCGGCTTGTTCAGTCTTTGCTCTAAATTCATTAGCTACTGCCAAGTCTCGCTCTAACTGTTTTTTCTCGCCATACTGCTTATTAAACGCATCGTTAGCTTTTTGCTTTGCAACTGCAACTTCATCAACTTGTTCATTAGATTCAGCTTGAACTTGCTCCCCACTTTCCGAAGATGGGATAGAATCATTTGTTTCGATAACAACGTTAACTTCTTCGTTAATCGCTTCATCGTTTTGCGGAGTTTCTTCACTCATGTTAAGACCTTATAGGCATAGGCTTGAATAGCCTGAGCAAGTATTAAAGGTTACTTGTTGACCTTGCTCTATTATAAAGGTTTTGCTATGCTGGCTGTAGATGTTGCATACAGTCAAACTTATGCACTTAAAGCGGCGTTATTTACTAACAAGTTTAACTAAGGGTTAATATGAATTTAGGCAAAGCAATAAGAGTTATGATAGCCAGAGCTAGCACTAGTCAAAACAAGCTATCTAAAGCGGTTGGGGTTACTCGTTCTTACATGAGTAGCTTGTGTAGTGATACTCACCCAGCTATACCGTCACTGCCTCTTTTGGAGGAAATGTGTTACGAATTAGATTGTAAAATGTCTGATTTAATTAAGGAGTGTGAATAATGCCTAATAACCTCATGAGTAAAAAAGAAACTGACCAATTATTTCAGAAGATGGCTGATAAAATCAACAAAGGAATACAAGATCACTTTGACGAAACTAACGATGATACTCTTGAGTTCTCAATGGGAATGATGGATTTTAAAATACATAACAAGAATAAACTAATAGAGGAGCTCGAGTAATGGGCAAGTGTTTACTGTTTGTAATGGCAGGTAGTAATATCGGGCTATTTTACATGGGCGTGGTTAGCGTAGGGGAGTGTTCTATCTTTCTTGCTATTGTTTTATGTGTTGGCGAGTTAGCAGATATACGCGATAAACTAATAGAGGGTGAATGATGAAATATAAGATAGAGAAGAGATATGAATCTGCCATTGAATGTGTAACGCATAATGTATACAAAAGCCCATATAAGCTTTTTGGTATTTGGGAGAAGTGGGAGTATGTTGATTATAGAAAAAATGATGATGCAGCAAAAAGACTAATAACAATGCTGAAAGAGGAGATAGATAATGATTAAATACAAAAGACGCACGATAAACCAAAGCCCAGAGTTACACGATAAATACTTTGTTGTGTATGAAGATATAATCCCGCTTATAGAGATGTTAACTAAAGCTGCTATTAAAGCTGGTGCTGATAAGGATAAGTTAGAGGAGTTTTTTAATGATGAATGATTACGAAAAACTAAAACGAGCTATGAGATTAATATTTAATATAGATATTACGCCTGATGATTTTTTAGCTTTGCGCCAGTTAACTACCTCATTATCAGAAGATAAAATAACCCCCCCCGTAGGTGGACATAGAGGAATGAAATTAAATGAATAACACAGATAAACTATTAAGAGCTTTTATATCGGCTAGTGGGTTTGAGATTGAAGAAACAGAAACTACAGCAACAGAAACCATTAAGGGTGTTTTGTGGGGTACAAAGACTATTGATTACAAAGTAACTAAGAAGAAACCCCAAGCATGTTTTGATGTTGATAGCCCTGAATGGAGCTGTATTGTTGACTTTACTCTCAATCAAGCTGATAACATAGAGCATGATATAGAAGGGTATGGAGATTTAAAGCCTATGCTTGATTATTTTAATGGTGTGAGGTAGTTATGAAGCCAAGAATTAGACTGAGAAATAAGAGCTTATTTAGAGCTGTAGACCTTGAGTATACCTTATGGACGATAACCTTGCCAGAGTGCGATAATGAGATTATATACATGAAAGCTTATGATGATCTTGTGTCGTCTAGGCCTTATGTTGAGAGTGTCATTAGTGAGCTTTATCGCGCATGGAAAGAGGCCCTAAATAAATAGGGCTTTACCTTTTACACTTCTATATCAGGAGCGCCAGCCTCTTCTTGTGACTCCTGAATAACTTGAGCTTGTTTAATTCCTGCTTCAACTATTCCCGGACCTACAAAAGTTTGCATAGCATCAGCCATTATTTTAAATGATTCAGCATTGGTTTTAATCTCTGCCGCCATAGCTTTGTTAGATTCCATTAACTGTTCAAAACGTTGGTCTTGTGCTGACAATTGAATCTTCTCTTGCTCTTGGTCTAGCTTTCTTTCGCCTTGTTGTATCTTGGCAGCATCAACATTAAACTTATCATCTTGACCTTTTAGGAACTTCTGTACAGCAAACTGTAGCTTCTCTCTATCAAGTGCTACTTTGTCTTGCTCTAGTGTAACCTCTGCGCCTTTAACTTGAGCATTGAATTGCGCCTCACTCTGTTTAGTTTGTGCGTTTAATACATCAGCCTGACCGCTTAACTCAATACCTCTAGCCTCAACCATTAACGGATCTTCTTGCGGCTCTTGGTTAGCTTGTTGATCTGCCAACTGTTGCTGCTCTGCCTGTTCATCTTCTGTCCACTCATCAGGCGTAATATCTATATTAAATATTAATCTCATA